AACTTCTGTTTGAGCTGCCCACATTAAAATATCAACATCATCTTCAAAAGAACGAAATTGCACATTAGTCATAGTTGTATTTAAATATACATCAAATCTCTGCCACTCATTGGTTGTAACCATATTGTAAGTTACATTACTACTACCATCACGCATACTAACTGTATGTGATAAACCATCATTTGATTTAGCATAAACACTAAAAGATACATTGGCAGAACTACTATTAAAAGTTAATCTATCTCCTGTTTCCATCTGCACCCTATCTGCATTTTGCGTTCCATCAGGAGATATCCCATAATCACTTGAAATTATTGGAGTTCCTATATGTGTCCATTGACTAAAATCACTCGAATAAGCAACCAAATTAGTCCTCTGTGGCTCTGCTAATATATGTGGACAACCTCCTCCTGTGTAGTCTATTCTAGGTACGTTATCTCTTGTAACTTCTTTTACTGTAACATCATCTATGAAATATGTACCTGCAACACCACTACCACCCCTATAAATAATTAAATAGGCTGTACTTGTAGGTGTTAATTCTAAATCGAAATATGTTGGAGTAGATGAAATATTTATTGTTTTTTGAGCTGCTCCCATATAAACAAAAATAGATGTATCTGTAGTAGTACCTTGCCAAATTCTTGCTCTTACTTTAAATGTCTTTCCTGTTTGACCTCCTGAAATTAAACTGTTACTATCAATCCTTGCACCACTTTGAGAAGATAATAAAGTTACTTCTAATTTATCTGTACTGTGTGCTAAAGTTCCACCATTATAACCTACCCAAGAACCTATCCCTGTATCAAAATTAGAATTATTGCCTGTTAAAGCACTATCTCCTATAACCTCAGCATAATTTACTAAACCATTCTCATCTACTCTTGTAGCAGCAGTTGCTCTAGTAACATCCATATCTGCTGATGTGTATTCTTTTACTGATACATTGTCTACACTACCAACAAAACTTGAATCTGCTTTTATATAAAGAGTATTATCAGAGCCTTTAGTACCATTAAAAGTGTAAGTTCCATTAGCTGAAAAAATATCTTGTGAACCACCACCACCTAAAATAACAGTTAAATTACCACTTGTATAATTACTTATTGTTATTTCGGTTTTTGCTCTAGTTATTCCACTTAACACAGATTGATATAAAAAAGAATTGCTTGTTTGAGTTCCATCACAACTTGCAGTACCACCTGATATAGTCCAACCTGTTCCTTTTGTCCAATCAGTATCTGTTGCGAAATCTCCATTAGTTACAAGTTCAGCACCCTCACTAGGTACAGGAATAACTGCATACAATTCTCCTGCCTTATATCCGTTAGGAGTTACTACTATACTAACATCATCTAATAAACTCATTCTATATTACTTAAAATTGTTAATTGTGCCTCTAAACAAGCCTTAGCCTCAAACACTCCACCATCAGCGACAACTCTAGCCTTAAAGTCATTTACTTGCTTTTGTACAGGTGTTACTCCTCCCTTGTTACTAGTTGGTAATGATATGCCTAATGATAATTTCATTATTTAGTTGCATCACCATCAGACTCTCTGTACCCAATACCAACCCCACTCGTTAATTGAATAGCTGTCGTTCTCATAAACAAAGTTGTTCCAGCAGGTAGTGTTAAACCTACCAATGCACCTTCAGTTCCTGACATATTACCTACTGTAATAGATGCTATAACTGATTCTACAGGGAAGTATAAGCAGTACCAATCTTTACCTGTTTGTGCAGCAGTTGTAAAAACTACATTCAAGCCACCTTTTCCAAGCATCTCAAGTAGTAGTGTATTATCCGTATCAAATGTACTCATTTTTTTATTTTTTAATTGTTATTATTATTTTGTAAATATTGTTATTATAGCACCTATAGTTACTGTATATATCACCCACATTGCTTTGACTAAAACCTTCCTCATAGATGTGTTTCTATTTACTCTAGCAGTAACCCCTGTGTCTGGATTAAGCAACTTATCTGTAAGCATATCCAATTTAGACCCTATATTATCCATCTTATCATTAATTGAAGTTATGTCTTTTTTCATTGAAATTAATTCTTCTTTAGTAGTCATTAGAATGTAGTTGTTTGAATACTTAAATTCATAAAAATTGCAGAACCTGCAGTTTCTTCTTTTACCATAGCAAACAAAATATCTCCTGCTGCTAATGCTGTAGTCGTTATAGTCGTTTCATTAACTCTAATAAGTTTACTATTACTACTCAATCCTGTTACAGTAATTTCATCAATTACAATAGGAACGATAGCAGTAGCATCATTTTCTGTAGGTGTTGCCTTACATATAGCTACAGTAATAGAATTACCTAAGTTGCTTGTAATCCATCCACTGATATAAGACACAGCAGCAGTTTCAGCGACTATTTGACTCTGACCAATTCTAAGTACATTTGAAGGAGTGATAGTTCCTCCTGCTACTGTTGCACTTCCATAATCAACATCCATTTGAAATGGAGATTTGTTATCTGCAATATCCTCACCATAAGCATAGTTAGTAGTACCTGCATCAGTATATCCTTGAATCTTATAGTTAGTAACTCCCATAAGAGCTTTCTTTTGCCAAACTAAATTACCATCAGTTCCTGTAGCACTAGTTCCAAAACTCTTACTTAATACAGTATCATTAGTAGCATTTTCAAATCCTTTTGGATTATGCCTATTTATATCAGTTAAGTTCTTATGTTCGTTTGCAGCCATTTATATATTTTTTAACATTCTGGACAATAATTCTTCCAACTATCATAATTCCTTCTTGGTCTATCATATATACTATCATACATTATAATTCCGTGATTCTTGTATGTAGTGTTGTTACAAGGTGCATTAGCAGTGTATGTAGGGTAGTCAGCACTATTATCAGAGTCATTCAAAAACTCTATCATATCCTGTAAGTATATCTCAGACTTTCTGTAAGTATCTTGTTTATAAGCATTTAACTCAGCAGGGTCAATGATAGTAGAGAACTCATCAATATTATGGACAATCCCCATACTACTACTGTTGCTCTGTACCTCATTGATAACCTCAAATCTAGCAAACCAACATAGAGTTCTAATTAAGAAATCATCCATTAAAGTTTGATTAGCTTGAGTAAGACCTCCTGCTGTTGGATAATCACCTACATTGTTCTGAGTCTTTAGCTCCTCATAAAACTTCTTACCAATAGCAGTCTTTAAATGTGCTAACTCAGAAAGTAATATAGTGTTAGTTGATATTAAAGCAGGGTCAGTATTAGCATTAGTAAAACTATTACTTATAACCTCTTCTGATGTTGCTAGTGTTTTATATTGATTTACGTTTGCCATAGTGTTTAGTCTTCAGTTTTTTGAGTTACAGTTAAATCTCCAGCATCATCATCTCCAACTCCATCTGCATCATCATCTCTAGTTACAATGATTTGCTCTCTATCAGTTAAGAACATATCACCCTCTACAAGCATTGGTAAGTCCTCATCTAACATTCTTCTTTGCTCGTTAATTGTAAGCACTTTAGATGGGTCAATCTGAGTAGCAAAACTAATTGGTGGCTCATAATGAATGATTAAATCTTCAGGTAAGAAACCTAACTCTTTATACAATACAGTCTTAATACCATTTAATAGCAAGTCAGAAGTATCTTTAATTACAGTAGTCATTGCTAAATCATAAGCAATTCTAATCTCACTACCTGTATTATTCATCTTACCACTTGAAACTAATCCACTTAGTGATGGTTGCCATCTGTGAGCAGTTACAATGTTCTGGTCAGTTATTCTTTGTAAGTCTAACCAACTACCATCTTGGTCATCTTTTATAATAGAAACATTAGCAGCAGAAGTATCTCCATTCTTAACGATAAACATTATCTTACCATTATTCCCCTCTCCAACAAACTTTTTCTGTGCCTCGTTTACTAATTTCTTTGCTTCTTCTTCACCCATATCTCCACTAATCTCAACGATAGCAGATGGTTGGAAGCCATTCTTAAATTTTGTGTGATTCCATTTACCAATCTCATAATCAACAGCAATATGCTCTAATGCAGCAACATAATCTGGTAAACCATAGAATTGGAATGTAGGCTCGTAATCGTTAAACTCAAATACAAAC